GGCGGTGTGCTTGTCCACACGGCGAATAACGACGTTTACTTCGCCGTAAGGGACTGATTCTACCAGTTGGTAGAGGTCCTTAATGTATTTTTGTGTGCGTGGGTTCATATTGTGTCCTTATTATACTATAGTAGGCTAATTTGCTCTTTCCCTGCTTGCTCCAGCCAATACTTAATCCGTGCCTCTGCAATAGGTATGTACTCCTCGGTAAGTTCTACGCCCTCAACGTATTCCCAACCTGCTTGGAGTGCGCCTATCATCTCTGAACCTGAACCAGAAAAAGGTACGAGTAGTCTACCGCCTGTTGGTGGTTTGATTAGGGTTGCTAGGTATTTTGTTAGGGATAGGGGTTTAACTGTGGGGTGGTGGTTCTTTAACATTTTGACACCGTTCCAGTCGCCCTCTTTATGACCTGCGAAGTCTGTGTTGCCTCGTTTTAATTCAGCCTTAGCTTGGTTGCTCATAGCCATTGGCATATCAGGCATATTGTCTAGCCCTGCATTGCGTTCACTCTTAGAGGCTTTAGCTGTGTATAGGAAGCGTGTTTCCGTTGCCTGGTCGCTGTCGTTTTCTTGGTTTACCTGTTTGGTGTTCTCGTCTATGGCATGGAGAACATACCCACACAATTTCAAGAGGTTTACTGTAATCTGGGTGATGTCTGTGCTGTCCTTGTTTTCCACATCTGATACATGACTCTGGGTCTGGGTAGAGTTTCCTGAGTTCTGCATAAAGTCCTGAATAGCTTTTAATTCCTGTTGGCTGAGCATATCCTCTGGGACTTCCTTGATTGCTACAAGTTTTGCTACAAAATCTATTTCGGTGCTTTTTGACTTCTCGCCCACAAACAAGGCATTTAGGCTTTGGTTTACCAAATCTATATTGAGCGGCACAAGTCTTAGCGCAGAAGATATGTTTACTATCTTTTCTGTTAGAAGCGTAATCGTTGAATTGCTTGCTACACTGTTCACATTTATATCGTTCCATATATTCATTATAGCATGCTTTTGCGTATCTTTACAGGTCATAAAGAAGCGTGAGGCAGAGCCAGAGTCGGGTTGCCACTCTTTGCCTTTTTCTTTTCTGTTTAGCGACCAAGTAGCTTGTTGTTGCTCCCCCCTACCTGTTACTTTAGTGCCCCCACCGCTCTTTGTCTGCGGAAACACCGCCTCTACTTCATCAGAGCCGTCATGGATAAGGTTGGCGGGGAAGCGACCAGATGGAAGTGGCACTACACTTTTTTCATAGTTGTAATCTCCATAGGCATTAACGCTACCACTCTTTGCACCTGTAAATGTTTCCTTTTCTCTAGCACCTACCCTCGTACCATCTATATTCAACCCACCAGTACCGTGTTTTAAGACATTGTTAGCTACTGTACCCTCTATAGGTTTACGAGCTAGTACACAAGGTTCGTGAGCAGGTTTTAGAGCTGTGCCGTAGCCCTCGTAGGGGGATGTGCCTTTGGTTTCTTCTAGTTCTTTAATCGGGCGTTCGTTATGCAAGCCTTTACCATAGTGATTTGTCATTAGGGGCTGTTCTTTAATTCCTGTTACTTCTCGCTCATTGCCCTGTATCTTATCCACAGCCTTACCGATGTTCAAACTCTTAGGAAATCCGCTACCATACACCCACTCAATCATGTCCCTAATCTCAAACCCTGCATCTTCTATTGCTACTGCCATGCGGTGATAAGTCCTTGAGCCTGAGAATGCTAAGAGGTGTCCACCTGGTTTAAGTATTCTAAGTAAGTCAGCCCACATATCTTTATCAAAGGCTATACCACTTGAGTCCCAACTCTTACCCATAAAGCCTAACTCATAAGGTGGGTCGCAAAGTATTCCGTCAAACAACGGCCCATCATAGTTCCTGGCCCACTCTTTTATGTTGGCGTGGTTTATTTTGTGCATTTAGAATCCATAATCGTTAAATTTCTTTAGTAGGGTGCTTTCTGGTATCTTAACGTCCTTTTGAACTCCGTATTTAAGGTGTAGCACTAGGTAGCGTAAAGCGTCGGGTCCGTGGTCGTCTTCTTTGACTGGTTGCTCGTTAGGGTTGCGATTTGGTTTATCTTCTGGGTATTTGTAGCTTTCCATCTCTTTGATGAAGTTTTTACAGTTTTCGGCTATGAATAAGGTTGGTTTGGGTGGGCCGACAAGTTGGATGCGGGGCTTGAGCTTGGTGCGGATTAAGTCGATACCGTGGACGACACTATCGGCTCGTTTAACGACTGGGACTATTGGGAATTGTTTAACCATGGTTTCAATGGCGTCTTTGGCGGCCGAGTCGCCGACCATCAGCGTTAGCCTTAGCCCAGCTAGTTTGTCTTTAATAATAGGTATCAAGTCTTGGAGGATTTGCTGGCGTCCGTAGACTTCGTCAAAAACATACCAGTTCTGGTCCTTGTCTACTCCAACCAATAAACAGGCGGTGGTGTGGTAGCCGAAGTCAATTCCTGCATAAACAGTCATTTCGTCTGGTCTTGGCATATCCTGATATTTTACGACATTAACTTTTCGGCTAAAGGATGGGTATACAGCCCCCTGGACAGAACGGAACTCTAGCTCGTACTCCTGGAGGAAGCTAGCGAGCGTTCCTTTCATCTCGGCATCCCGTCTAGCAGTAGCCATGTGCTCGGCTGAAACGTAGGGTGAGTCGCGCCAAGTTGCCTGGAGGAAGAACCAGGTGGGGTCGCTTCTGCGTAATTCAATAAGTTCCCAGAAGTGGTTGTAGCCACGGGGGGTACCCATGAATATCGCCCAACCGCTAGTAGTGGTAAACATCGGTTCATAAACAGTATCCCAGTTGCCAGGGTCTTGGTCGGCGTACTCATCAAAGATAATCCCGTTGGCCTTAAAACCACGATGGCTGTCAGCTTGGTCGGAACCTAGAAGCTGGATAGTGCTTCTAGGTTTGTTTTCGTCGTGCTCAACTTCAATCACCGTCCCGTCGGGTAATTTAACAGGTCCTTTGACGTAATTTAACTCGATGAGTAAATCCTGCTCGTTTGTCTTATATATAAGCTCCTTGGGAATTAGCGGAATATACTGCCGCCAAACCACCTCATGAGCCTGTTTATAAGTCTTAAAGACCACAAAATACCGACCCTGCTCAATCACAGCCGATAACCAGGCATGGCTAGTGGCAAAGTAGGTCTTGCCTGTCTGCCGTCCAAAGAAAAGTATGCCACGCTTGTAGCCCCCTGTTAAGAAGGCTAGGTGGGCAGAAACTTGCTTGCCGTGGGGTTTATAGCCAGTGGCCACTTTAGCCTTTCATTTTGTTGCCAAGTTGGTCGAATGGGATGTCGCTGTTTTCTACTGAGCTAACTTCGTAATATTCTACCACCTGGTTGCCAACAACCATCTGTTTTTTATTCTGTTTCCTGTTGATGTTCTTGGGTGGGTAAAAATTCTCTAGTAACCAATCCCTAACTCTTAGGTAGCGCATTTCATCTAAGAAAGCCTTTTCCTCAAAGTCTTCAACATTTAAGCCGTTCTCTCTAGCCACTGTCATAGCAGCGTCAGGATCTTCAAAGAATATCATCTGGCGTCGGACATAGCGCCCCTCAGTCTTGTTACCGTCCTCATCAAAAACAACCCCAATTAACTGAACGGTAAACTGTGGTTCGTCTACTCGCCTGTTGTCTAGGGTTGTGTAAGTGGAGGTTTTAACGCTAAATTCTAGTTCCCAGTTCTCTCCGAAAGCGAATCTGCTTAAGCGGGGTTCTAGGGCTAGTCGTTTTGTAAAGTCGGGGTAGTAGCTTGGGTCGGTGTTGTACTTGTGGAGGGTGCCGATAAGTCCTGTGGCGGTTATCTGGGCGCCTTGTGGTTGAGCTGGTTGTTGCTTAGCTTGGCTGGCTATCAGTTGTTTAAGCTCTTCAACCTGTTGTTTAAGGGTGTTGTAGTCGTCGTTCTGAATGGTCGTTTCTACTTCTTCTGTCGGCTTGGTGTCCTCTGTTAGTTTCTGTTCTCTTAGGGCTTTCATTTTTTCACCGAAGGCTTTTCGCTCGGCGTCAGTCCATATTTTGGCCATTTATCTGTTTCCTTGTTTAAGTTTATTTCAAGTAACTTTTGTTTAAGAGTATTGGTTTTAATTGGATTATAGCATATTAACTAATGTCTAGTAGTGCGTCGCGGGCGCGTTTAATCTCGCCATTAACAAAGCGTCGCATAGCTGCTATCTGGTATACATAGGAACCCTCTTCGTAACCGTTCGGGTTGTCAACTTGGTTCATATTTAACTTGTCCATTTCTTCCGCCACCCTGCACATTGCCTTAAAATAGCTGCGAACCTTGTTATAATTTGTATCCATATTTCCTCCTTTAATTAAATATCAGTTTTGAGTAAGTTGTATCTACTATCAACCCTAGCTTCTACCCGCTCCCAGAAGGCATCATCTTTTAAAATACTGTGCTGTAGCCTAGCAACCACGTTATCATCTTGCATATTGTCTAAGGCGTCCTTGCGGATTAGCTCATTAACATATCGGCTCATATTTTCAGGTGCTCGCTTTTTTAGGTAGGCTCGTAGCTCGGGGGTTAATCTGATGTTAAGCTGTACTTTGTTATCGTTCATATCTTGTAGTATACGGATTGCTATACAAAGTGTCAAATTAGGTGGTATTTTGTAGAAAAAGGGGTGTTTTTAGTTGCTTGTTTGGATATTACAGACGTGTGAAGATACTTCTTTTTTCTCTTATATATAGATAGGAAGGAGTAGCTTGTAAAAGCGGGGGCAATGGGGGGTATAGGCTTGTCTACCTCTGTTATTTATTTATTTTTATTTATTTATTTTGTATCTGTATAGTCGTAAAATGTATGTTGTACGACATTATAATACAATGTTATACCTCTGTTAGTCTTCTGTACTTGTCAAGTCTATGTTGAGTGTTAACACCTTAGATGTTGTTTCTAACTTCTGTGTAGCCTTGCCGTGTACCTTATCATGCACCCATCTAGCGTTCTGCATTGCCTCTTTAACTTCTTCTAACTGATCACTGTCTTTGTATCTGTTTATAGTAGTTATTATGCTATTCTCAACCATATTATTATACTTAGCTAACTCTGTTACTATTTCAGGTTTTTTAAGGTTGGTGTGCGCGATGTCGCCTGCTGTGTGGTAATCTGTTGTGTTGTATGTCTTTAATACTGCTTGTGTGGCGCTTTGCTTGGGGTTGTTTACTAACTCTTCTACAAATGCTCTTTGTTTCCTGGTTAATGGTTTATTGTTCTTAATTGGTTTGGTGGTGTGCGGTTTGTCTATCTTTGTCATATATATGTATTGTAATACACCCTGTGGAATTCTTGTAGTGGTGCGGGGTTTTGTCCGTGGTTCTACCTCTGTTGATCCGTGGCGCCTGGTTGTCCTTATAAAAAAGACGCTGGCTGTACTCTAAGTCGTACATTTGTCGCATTGGTAGCCCATACGGAACCTCAACTGAGTTGAGAATGTAGCCATCAAAGACGCACCAGCTAATAATATAAGTATATCACAGTTGGTGTTGTGCGGTTTTGACCTCTGTTAATACATAGCACAACATATAATAACCAAAGAATCTAGTGTCATAGTATTGACATAGTTATTGTGTCGTGCTAAACTGATTACAGTGATAAAGATAGTCAATCTAAATCACAGTACATTAAACCAAATTTATACGCTTACCGCCTTTGGTGGTAGCAGTCCGCATAGCGGTTAAAAGATAGCCCACGCAACGCCCTCGAGTTTCACTAGCGACATAAGACTAGCCGAGTTAGCCAAGTCCAAGCTGTATCTATCATCAATGTTGGTAAGCGTATTTTTTTATGGGTGGCAACGGGGCGAAAAGTAGCACTATATAAGACTTATACAAGCTTAATAGATCGCTTTACATAATAACCCCGCCCAACACCTAAACATCTATACCGCTTATTAGTAACTAATTATAAGGAGTAATAAGCATGTATGAATTAAGACAATATAAGGGTAAAAAGTGTTTGCTGCATGGTGTAAATGATAATGTATCTAGTTTAATAGCATTTTATTATGAACACCGCCACCAGCACGGAAAAATGGTTATTGTAGATACAACAGATAACAAAGTACTTGCTACACTAACCGCCTGAATATAATAGCCAGTATTAGTTACTGGCAAGCGGTATAGATAATTAAATGTATAACTGGACTATTAAGCGGTATTAGCCATAAGCTATGACATATCGAAAATGAATTCTTAATAGTTCTAACTGACAATATAAGCGTAACAGCAGGGTATATAAATAAGTCGGACTTATAAAGTAGACATAATTAAAATATCTCATACTTATATTGTCAATGCTAACAATAAAATATGTGTGTATCCATCAATTGGTAAGGTGATTGGATATAAAGCAACTATAAAACAGTACCATTAGCTATAAGCTATAAATCCCGTGCCACTGTTGCTATTGTTAGCACTAGTTATACATTTAATTTAAGGGACTGTAACGCTTGGGCGTTAAGTATATAAGCTAGATATTACATCTATCGGGTATCAATTGAAATGCTTATATTTACAGTGTATGGCTAGTAACCATACTAACAGTTTTTGGCAAGCTGTTATTAGTGCTTAAATTGCGAGTAAGCATTAATAGTAGCTTGTTTAATAAGCAAGTTATAGCAATATTAATAATAATTTAAGGGGGCATGCAATGTTTATAGCATTTGTATTAATAGCCGTTGTTCTAGGCGGTTTATTGTACTTAAGTTTTTAAACATAAACAGCTATAAAAAATATTATGAGTGTAAATAGAAATTCTAAAAAATTGATACCGTTCAATATTTATGTTGACGGTGTACTAATTAAGGTTGACTTTACGGTCAACAGATAAGGCTGGATATTATGAGTAAATGGCAACAAGGCGTTAATAAGTACGCACAAGAACTATTGCAGGACTTAAAGGACGAAGGGTTAGAAATAACAAAGGCTAACCTATTAAATGGGGCTAGCGACTGGAAAGAATATAGTTATGGTGGCAACAGCTGTATATATGACTGGGAAATTGCTGAACGACTAGCAACACCATCCGAAATTAAAAGTAGAACACGCAAAGACGGAAGTTTGAACAGCATGGCTAATGCTAGGGAAACATGGCTAGATGTACAGGCAAGGGCGTTGTTTCAGGCTAGTTTAATAGTAATGAAAGCAGAGGTTTAATCATGTACGATTTTAATTATTTTCAATTTATGGACGGTGATTGGTGTTTAGAATATAAGAAAACAACAGACACTGGATATTTAAAACCAACATATCAAAAACTATTTAGTGATAAACAGGCGGTATTAAGGTTTATTGTAGACAATACAGTAGCGGAAAGTATAGAGGTTTAATCATGAGTGATGCAACAAAGTTAGCTATTAAGCTAGCAAAGGCTGGAGCTGATAGACAAAAAGTTATAGCAATAATTGACGGCTATGGTGATCCAATAGACTGGAGTTATTACAGCTTAGATTCAATTATTGGTGAGGTGTGGAATTCAGATATAAACAGTGGTGAAGATCCTGATAATTGGATTGTAAACGAAATATGTAGAACTTTTAATATTAAAGAAGTAGAGAAATAAAGGCGGTACAAAATGAGCAAGTATAGAGTTTTTTATAGTAATGATTGTTTGATGTATGGCGTACAAATGTTTATAAAAGAATATTGCGGACGTAAAAACTATTGGATACAGATTAAACCACCACGCAACAACGGGGCAAGGAATGGCGAGAGCGCATATACCTATTACAAAGGCGTTGCAGAACGTTGGCTAAAAGAATTAGAAGGGAGTAATTAAAATGCAAATTATACAAGCAATAAATGTAGACGAAGCAAGAGAACAGGCTATTGAGTGGCAACAATGGCAAACAAAGCAAAGTTTAAGTTATGACGAATTACTACAATGGCAGACTTATTTTGAGAGTGTTGCCGAAGAATATAATTTAACTGATGAATTCAGAGAAAATGGAGTTATTTAAAATGATTGACTATTATGGTAATGAAGACAATTACATACATGCAAAATTTGGTGATTTACGAAAAATGTATAACTTTACACCAGCATTTAGAGAATTATACCCAAGATTTGCAGAAGAATATACAAAATATTGGAACGGTGAGTATAGCATATTCAAGCAACCGCAGCAGATAGTTAAGTATGTAGATGAAAATAAAATACCAGTACATTTTTATTTTAACTACACTGATGAGCCAGCAACTATTCAAGATATGTACGAATATTTTGAACGTGAGCTAGCAACACCTAAGAATTTGGAGGATAAATAGTATGACATACAAAGAATTTTGCGAAGACTCAGAAGTTGAATACACGCTGTTTGTAACTATAAACGGTGAAGATAGTATCAAATTAAGTTCATTTAGTGAAGCTGGCTTATTGGAGCAATTTCATAAGCTAGATAAACAGATCGATAGCAAGCTAACTGAACAATTTGAAGATATGGCGGAAGATGATGAGTAGCGAAGACATGCAACACCTATTAGAAGACGAATACGGACGATTAAACAGTCCGTGGGAAGACGAGTAAATTATGGAAGCAACATTTTGGATCTTCACATTTATAGCAATTACAGGCTATATATTAGGACAACTCTTTGACCGCAAGAAAATATTACATCTTAGTGATAAGCATGTTGTTGGTCGGAAGTTGTACCAAAGATTTTGGATACCAGTAAAATCTGAAAACTCAAAAACCGTCAAAATAAAAGTCAAAGTTTATCCGAACATTGGTCGGAAGTTAGCTGAAGACATTGAAGCAATAACGGACGGTAACATTTCAGCAGATAGCTACAATGGCTATACATACTCTGAAATACTAGCCGATCTAACACCAGAACAAGTAGCAGATATTAAATCATTGAGGAGGTTTATGAGCATATGAGTTGGAACGAGAATCCATATAGGTATATTAAAAAGCAAAACGACCAAAGAAATACGGACATTTTACAGATAATTGACCAATATAGGCTGTTAACTGGAATGACCTGGCGGGAATTTATATTTGCCTGTATTGGCTTTTATATCCGCCAAGAAAATCCAGCCATAGCAGATGCTATAAATGAATATATTAAGAACACACCTGCCCCTGGGCGACCAAAGGGCAATTCAGTTAGAGTAAAGTTAAACGAAATGGGGGTAAATCCGAAACATGTACAAAAACCATTCTAAGCAAAGCAAACTATTAATTAAGGAGAATTTATAAAGTGAAGAAAGCAAACAATAAAGAAGTGGCAACTAAAAAAGTTAAGAGTAATTTTAGCTTAATCGAGTTTATTAGTAAGTGGATAGCAATTCTAGCCATGGCGGTCTTAGCCTTTGCAGGAATAGTTAGTCTATTAGACGGAGTAGACAAAGTAATCGCCTACATAACAGGGGTGATTCTAGTCGCCTTCCTTACTAAAGAAATAGTCTAGGGTTATAATAAAATGGCTAAACAAGGAAAACGTGTGAAAGCTAAAAAGCATAAACCGAAGATAAATCGTAAAAAATTAGTAATCGGAATAGTGGTGGGAGTATTAGCCTTTGCAATATACACCCAGATAGCCCACTACACTAAACAGGCTAGACTTGAAAAAGAGCTAGATCAACAAACCAAAGCCTTACAACTAAAGATTAAAGAATTAAACAGTACTTCAGAAAGTGCTAAACAACGCCAGAAGCAAATAGAAGCCCTACAAAAGGAGCTTGAACAAAAGTCGAAAGAACTACAAGCTAAACGTGAAAACCAAGCCAGAGCCATTGCAGAAAGCTCACAGGCGGTATCTAAACCGCAAGTAGCTGGTGCAGTAGCTCCAGTATCTAGCAACGAAGCCAAGATGTTTATTTACAACCATGAATCGGGCAACCGAACCACGGCTGTTAATTCAATAGGCTGTCGAGGCTTAGGACAAGCTTGTCCTGGGACTAAATTGCCTTGTGGTGATGATTATGCTTGCCAAGATGCCTGGTTCACCAACTATATGCTACAAAGATATGGTTCATGGGAAAACGCTAGAGCTTTTTGGTTAAGCCACCGCTGGTGGTAGCACTTGTGAGGTGGAGTTCATGGAGGTGAATATGACCAAAGTATTTTGGATAGTAGTTAGTATTGTATTAATGATTTGGATGACCACCAATTACTTTTGGTGGATAACCAACTATAAGATGTAACGGAGGAGATATGGCAATAAACGTAAAGTGTGTGATCACTATTGATGAAAGCAAATATGAGGTAGGTTCAAAGGATATGCAAATAATAGAAGTTTATGGCAAAAGTTCAACCACTGGGCTATTTTCAGAACTTCCCAAAGAGCTTTTATCTAATATGGTCTCGTCAAGTGTAGAAAGAGCAGTTAGCGATGCAGTCAATAAGTTAAATGTAATTAAAGGAGAATAGTATGAAGAAGATGATAGTCGGATTAAGTTTAGTATTGGTAGGAGCTTTTTGCTTAACCTACTTTGGAATGGCCTATGCCACTAAATGGGCTACAAGCGACCTAAAAGTTGTAGATGATAGTTATATCACCTCAACCCTAAAAGTCACTGCTAAGGCCGTGGATGAGCTTCAGGAAGCAAGTTATAACGTCCAACCAGCACAGCCAGTTCAAGAAACTGGTAAGGTGCAGGTAAGTGCAACCGTGCAGAACCCAGCACCAGCTAGGTATGTTCAACCAAAGAACGAATCAGTGGAGTTTACCAACACGGTAGAACCAGCCAAGATCGCACCAATGGGATGTCCCTATGCTGAGATGATGACTGCTGATGATGTTAAATGTAAACCATATTAAACCAAAGACCCCACTAAGCGAAACCAATTGCTAGTGGGGTGATATGGCGGGTAGAAAAATGAATGAAACTACCCAATGTTTAATTATAAATTACAAGATTGATTAAACAACCCTGAAAGTATTTAATAATAGCTAAGTAACTTTTTCTTTATAAAAAAAGAAGAAGCTACTGGGTTAGCAGTAACTTCTCTTACAGATAATGTAAGACAAAAACGCTGGCATTACAAGTACTTTTTTGTAGATTGTTCTTAGCCAATCTGTAAATAAAACTAAATTAAGGTTAGTAGCTAGTGATAATTCCCCGCTCTGATTCACCTATCAACGGGGGACCTCCTCTGGTTACTAACCAGGCTAAACACAGCGTAAAAGGTATACTGATAGATTTTGGTATATCGAGGGGAACCCACAGGGAGTAGATACGCTTGATAGCACAAAAGAGTTAGTAAAGTTAAACCCCCCAGGTAAGGAGGGGAAAAGAGGGACTATGTCCATAGATAAGCGTTGACAGTATCATACCGCCTATGCTACAATATTAAGTATCAATAACTAAGAGGAGGGCAATCCTTATGAACAATCAAGACATAATTGAACGGGTAGAACGAGCAATAGAATACTGGGAAGGCACTATGCACGCCAGGATCCTAAGACAAGCTTTATTAAGTGAAGATTATGAATCATTAGAATATCTAGTGAATATAGCAGAGAATGAAATGGCTTTGCAGGAAGATATGGCAATAAATGTTTGACTATACAACAGTTACCGCTAAGGTCTTAAAGGACTATATGGCTACTAAGGTTAGTAAGAAGTATGAGGTTATCTCACCATCTAGCCTGGGTAATTGTATGCGGTATCATTTCCTAAAGCTAAACGGAGTAGAAGACACTACCCCACCAAACTATGGGGCAATGGTTAATTTCCAAATAGGACATATCTGGGAAGAGTTTATAGCTAAAGCCTATGAAGACCAGGGTGTGTTAGTTAAATGGTTTAAAGACGGTACTGACAAGCCATGGGTTAATAAAGAACTAGGCTATGGTGGTACTCCTGACATTATCGCTAAAGATGAAACTGGAGAAGAGTTTATAGTCGATAGCAAAACGGTTAGAAGTGAATGGTTTAGATACCTAAAGCGAGACTTAGCCAAGCCTGATGGTTTTAAGAAATGGGTTAAAGATAATAAGACCTATATATTCCAACAGGTTTGTTATGTGCTACTAGCTAGAGAAAATGGCTACCCAAATATGCGGTATGCAGTTCTATCCTTCGCTAGTAAAGACGATGGTTATGTGGGGTTGGAACTTAAGATCACCTTAACCACTGAACTAGCTAACATGGTACTAGATAGGATTAAACTATTGCGAGGCTACCTAGACCGTAACGAACTACCACCTTGCGAATGTGAAGGCTGGAAAACTGGATATTGCGGTCTAGGCGACCCGTCAACTAGAGTACTTAATGCCAAGAAAAAGGAGGTCAATACGACTTGTTGTAGTGAGGAAATATGGACTAATCATTTAAAGGATAAGGAGAAATAAGATGATTATAAGTGACACAGGCTCAAGCTATGAGCAACTAGAAGAGGGTTTACACCCAGCAGTATCAATTCTAATAGCAGGGGTTGGCACACAGCGAACACCTTTTAAGAATGAAGATGGTACTGATAAGGTTCAAAAGAAAATGATAATCCAGTGGGAGACCAAGGGCGGTTTAATCGCTAAGGAATATACTGTCTCATTAAATGAAAAAGCTAATCTTAGAAAAGACCTAGAGAGCTGGAGGGGTAAGAAATTTAGCCCATCAGAACTAGAGGGCTTTGATATGACCAATCTATTGGGAGTGCAATGTACTTTGCAGGTTATGCACAATGACAATGGCTATGCCAAGGTTAATACCGTGCTACCTAAGACCCAAGAGTTTAAGAAAACCAAGCCAACCAATATCTACGATATAGCTGACCATGATGACGAGGCCTATGAAGCCCTACCAGCCTGGATAAAAGCCAAGATAGAGCAAAGCTTTGAATGGCAGAAAAAAGCCAACAAGCGAGCTGTGGAGGTCTTTGAAGATGGTACTCCATTGCCAGAGAACGATGAAGCTATTAACTTAGATGAGATCCCATTTTAAGGATGAATCATGGCGGTATCTCAAATAGTAGAGCATGCCTTAAAGCAGTGGCCATCAACTAGGGATAGCGATAGAAAGCTAATCTTAGCGGTCTGGTGGTTGCAGGACAATGACTACGAATCGCATTTTAGAGAGTTCTTCAAATCTAAGGCTATTATGCCTGAAACTATCACTCGTTGTAGGAGGAAGTTCCAAGAGCAGGGTAAGTATCGGGCTAGCGAAGCAGTGGAAGAAGATAGATATAATAAATTTAAAGAAGCAAGGGGCACAGCTGGACAATCGGTAACTGAGATTGTTAATGAGCTGTGGCCATAGGAGGCGAATATGTCTGGTAGTGTCAAAGGTGGTAAGTTAGCCGCCAAAACTAATAAGAAACGGTATGGTAGAAACTTCTATGCCGAGATAGGTGCTAAGGGAGGTAAAAACTCAAAGACTGGTGGTTTTGCCCATAGCCTATTATGTGACTGTGATTATTCTGAGGATC